GTTGCGCAGCTGTCAGTTTGATCGACCCAGTGAGTGCCTGATCTAGGCACTTACCCAGTCGTGGTAAGGTTTTCGTAAGAAAACCCAATCCTTCTAAACGGACACGCTTGCTCACCTTTTCACAGGTAAGCTTGAGTGCCCGAGTGTTGAATAAACTACTCCAAGACGCATGAGCGTCGCAGAGCAGTTGGTGGATGACTATATGTTCATCTAGGCTCTTATTGGATACCATAAGGTGATCCTCCTAGAGCATGCCAACACGCTACTGCGATCCATAGAAGAACTACTATGCAACTCCAAGAAATAGAGAAGCTAATAGTTTCACAGGAGTCAACGCCACAACAGAAACGCTTACTACGCGAAGTGCTGCTTCTGATGAAGCTTCACAACGCAAAGGACAGCGTCGAGGTCATGGCGAAGATAACTGCGATTCGATTCGAAGAAGTAGCCAGAGACTAGGTTGTTTAAGCCTATGAATCAAACTACCCAAATGACCCATGTAGTAATTAACTGCATGGTGCCCAACGAATCGCCAGAACGTTTTGCACGGGCCTGTGAAGACCTATGCAATATTCTGGAAGAACGAACGGTAATCTACAACTTTCAGGTCGTAGATGACGCTTCGCTTCGGAACTCCTCCCTTGTCCAGGCAATAACAGCCGAAGACATTGAAAGAGCCAAGAAGCTTGGCGCCCTCCAAAGTGTTGAGATGCTAAATCCCACCACTAAGAAGTGCCACTGAACCATTACCAGTTCCGTCGTACAGAATGGTCGTCGAAGCCCCTAAAGAGGCGACGAACGATACCAACTGTGCGAGTACGTCGGCAGCAAGAGCTGTCGAGGTCATATTCCCAATGGGAATATCACCGACCAGGTAAAAGGACGCCCGCATTGTTTCATCGGTATCCACCTGTCCAGTATCCGTTTTGTCAAAACGGACCACAGATCGTCTCCTCCGGTTAATACCGGAGCCAGATTCACTGTGTTGGATGGTGAGCCGATTAGGCTTTGCGGGCGTCTCGGCAACAGCAGAAAACTCTGTTGACCGAGTACCGATGCTGAGACGGGAGAATTCAACTTCCGTGCCAGCCGCGTTCTTAACTTCGTTTGTTACGAGCGTGTTACTTAACATGCTTATATGGTCGAGAGCTCTCGCCCTCGTGTTGGTGGCATATGCCACCGATGCAAGGATCTCTCCTCACATCTGTTAGCCATAACGGCTAACGGGTTTATAACGTTTCCTTCGCGTAATTGCGAGGGCAACGCCTAGCGTGAGCTCTTTCGAACTCAAACCACTCGTTGATAACAACGAGGCCTTTGACGGCATTTCTGAGGTACGACGGTAAGTCGTCTCCCAGAGATCCGGCAAGTATACCCAGTCCTGAAACTGCTGACCGACGACGGGCGCTTTATGCTTTACGCGTAAACGTATCCGTCGCGATTGGCGCCAGGACCAACTATACTTCGTTATGTTCACAGCAGGTTCCATGTTCAACACCTTCCTATCATCCAGCCACCGACTCACGTCGGTAAGCCAGTCGATAAGAAATGTCCATGGAATGGCATTCCAGACGATCGCAGGGTTCAAATTGACCCCAAGAGCATCCATCATACCAAGCAACTGAGCATTCTCAGTTTGGAATCGAGTAAACGAATAGTTATACTCGATCTGAGCACAGAATACGGATTCGGTAGCGGGAATAATCTCGCGTACCATTTCCCAGTCTTGGTAGGGACGGGCATAGAGCGTAGTCGTTTCTTCAGGGTAAAACTGTGAAGTTGAACCCGAGAATTGACCCGTATCTAGTCCGTATACCAGTCCGGAAGAAGTTCCGGCACCGTAGAAGCCCTTCACATTGTACGTAAAGTACTTGTGTTGGCGCTTGCCCTGTCGAACCAATAAGTCGTTAATACGATTCTTGGTTCTAGATATTGCGGCATGGATGCCGCAAATATCCTGCAGTAGCGGAAGAATGTTAAACTGCGTTTGCAGATAACTATCAGCCGCTACTCCGGTCGCTTCGCCCAGAGTTGCAGCAGACGTTGAAAACGTCTGCCGGTAATTCCGGATGGCTCGTTTAGAAAATTCACTTCCTATTACTAGGTCGCGAGTTGCGTTTTTAACGCCCTTAAGAATACGAGGAATCGTAGTCCTGAGGTTTTCAACGAAACCACTCAAACGGCGAAGGGTTTGAGGCAGAGACTTGAAGTCTTTGAGCTCTATGATAGAGTTCACTAACGACAACTCAGCCTTAATACTTGGTAACATGGCCTTTAAAGAGCCATCTACCAATGATGCAAGGTTCGTGGGTCTTGGAATAAATCCATCCCCAACGTCTACCTGTGTCAATTCGGTTGCCCCAATAAGGTGGTCACCGAATGGACCGAAAACAGCTGCTGGAGCATCGAAGTACGTCAAAATAGGCTTCATTCCACGGTACGCACTGGTATAAAATCCAGTGGCGGACCAATGAAGCACATGAAAACGTACTCCGAGGTGCGGATAAGGGGTTGGATCGACCCAGCGTTTGTAATGCTGGCAATCTTTCCACTTACCTTTAACCCATACATTGTCCGTCATCAGCTTCTCGTGATAATTCCTATAAGAAGGAATCACGTAGGGCATAACGAAGGGTGTGCGAGTGAACTGCGTAACCGGAGGTGGATATAAACTATCCAGTACTACGGGCGCAGGCACAGGCCTGGTGTATGTGTCTCGTTCAACTGTTTTTAACATAACGGTTGGACGCCAATTACAAAACTAGTTTATAATCAGCATGGGTCTCTCCGAAAGGAG